CACACGTGCGAGTTTTTCCCAACTTTCTGATTTTGAGTTATCAATATGGGCGCTAGAGGCTTCCAACCACGACCGGACAGTAAACGCGGCATCGTCGCCAACGGCGGCGTCATTCCGGAACCGATTCAGGAAGACGTCACCCCGCCCACCTGGTGCAAGTCCGACCGGCTGAAACTTTTCCAGAAGCTCGTAGCTGAGAACCGCGCTGCTGGCGTGGCTATTCGCCAGGTGGACGCGGATCAATACGCCGAACTGGCAGACGCCATGATCGAGCGGCGGAACGAAACCGACGGGCGGACCAAGTTGGCCTGGGGCCGGCAGATCGACGAACTCCGCAGCCAGCTCAACATCGGGCCGCGCAACCGGCAGCGGGCCGGAATCAAGGACACTCGCAAGCCGACGGCCATCAACCCAACGCTGGCGATCATTGCACGTGCAAAACAACGAGGGAACATGGTTTGATGCTGAGGCAGTAGACACCGCCTGCGCCTTCGCCGAAACGCTCACGCTCACGAAGTCCACAAAGAGCCGGCGCCCGGAGCCGCTGGTACTCCTCCCGCACAGCAAAAGGCTGGTAGCCAACATCTTCGGCTGGAAGCGGCCCGATGCATCCCGGCTTATCCGCAAGGTATTCGCCTCATTCGGCCGCAAGCAGGCCAAAACGCAGACCGCCGCCATCATCGCGCTGATCGTGTTTTTTTTGGACCCCGAGCCCGAGCAGGAACTGTACATGGCGGCAACCGACGCGCCGCAGGCGTCGATCTGCTTCGAAGCCATCTGGTCGATGATTCGCACGAATCCAGCGCTGCTGGAGTTGGTCGAGCCGACGCTATCACAGAAAAAGATCGTCCACCGGGAAACCGGTTCGATTATTCGGGCGCTGTCCGCTGACGGCAAGGGGAAGCACGGTTATAACCCTTCGCTCGTTGTGTTTGACGAGCTCCACGCCTGGGGGTCAGCCGAGCAGGAACTGCTGGCCGCGCTCACCACCGGCAGTATGTCGCGCCGGGAGCCGCTGGAAATCATCATCACGACGGCCGGAAGCAGCCAAGAAACAATCTGCTACCGAGAATATGAGTACGCGCGCCGGGTGCTATCGGGCGATGTCACGGACCCCTCCTACCTGCCGCTGATCTACGAAGTCCCAAAGGACGCCGATTGGACCGATAAAAAGCTCTGGCCGTTGGCGCTCCCGCTCCTCGAAACCGGACACCAGAAGATCGAAGAGTACGAGCGCAAGTTTGACGAGGCCATGGCCCGCCCGGACCTGCAAAACCAGTTCCGGCGCCTGTACCTCAATCAGTGGACCTCGGCAGAAACCCAATGGATTCCGATTCACGAATGGGACGCCTGCGCATCACCCACGCCGATTGACTGGGCGGAACTTCGCCGATATCCCTGCTACGGCGGGCTCGACCTCGCCGCGGTCCACGATCTCACGGCCTTCGCGCTGTGCTGGCCGGTGGGCGAAAAAGTCTATTACAAAGTCTGGGCATACCTGCCAGGCGAGCGTATCGAGGACCGGAGCAAGCGCGACGGCGTGCCCTACGCACAGTGGGCGGCGGACGGCCACATTCGGCTTACGCCGGGAACTACAACCGACTGGCGCTATGTCACCGCCCACATCAAAGAACTGGCCGACGAGTACGACATTAAGGCCATAGCGTTTGACCGCTACGGCGCGCGCGACACCGCCCGCGAATTGCAAGACGCTGGTTTAGACGTGATTGACTTCGGGCAGGGCTACCAGTCAATGAGCCCGGCTTGCCGGCGGTTTGAAAAGCTGGTCTACGACCGGGCCGCCGTACATGGAGGCTCGCCGCTGGTCCGCTGGTCCGTTGACTGCACGCAGATCACGCAGGCGCCGGGCGACCTCATCAAGCCGGTGAAGCCGGAGCGGATGAAGAATTCGAAGCGAATCGACCCGGTGATTGCCATTGCGATGGCGACGGGGATCGCAATTATCGGCCAGCCGATGAAATCCATATGGGAAGGAGGCAACCTTGAACCTTTTTGGCAAACTACTAACTAAGCTCGGGGCTTCTGAACCGCCTGACTCTGACTTCTGGTACCGCTCAGTAACGCCGTCCTTCGGCTCATTTCTCGGGCAGTTCGATAGCGCCGAAGGCGCGCTTCGCATCAATGCGGTAAACGCTTGTGTGCGGTTGCGTTCGGAAACCATCGGCTCCCTGCCCTGCCAGGTGTTCCGGCGTACCGGCGAAGGCCGCGAGCTTGCACGGGACCACGAACTGTACTATCTCCTGCACGATGCCCCCAACGACGCCATGAGCGCGTTTGAGTTTTGGCAGGTGGCGGAACAGGCCCTCTGCACGGACGGCAATTTCTACGCACTGATCCGCACGGACAGGCGCGCGTCAGTAGCCGAACTGATCCCGCTGGACTCCTCGAAAATGGATGTCCGCAAGGACGCCGAAACCGGGCTACTGGTGTTTCTGTACCGCGAAGGTACTGTCACGCGCGAGTACGTGCAGGGCGACATCCTTCACATCCCCGGAATGGGCTACGACGGCTCGACGCGGTTGAAGGGCATGAGCCCGCTGGCCTATATGCGCCAGTCGCTTGACCTTGCGGCGTCGGCCGAAACTTACGGGGCGAACTACTTCCGCAACAACGCGGCACCAATGGCCTACATCACGTCGCCGAACTCGCTTGGCGACCCGGCAAAGTTCCAACTCCTCGACTACATGATGCAGCGGTTCGGAGGCGTGAAGAACGCCGGCAAACTGGGCATCCTCGATGGCGGCATGGAAATCAAGACGGTACCCGTGAACCATACGGACATGCAGTATCTTGAACTGCGAAAATTCCAGATCGAAGAGATCGCCCGCGCTTATCGCGTGCCGTTGCACATGATTGGCGAGTTGGCGCGGTCCACCAACAACAACATCGAGCACCAGGGCCTGGAGTGGGCAACCAACACCATTCGACCTGAGTGCACCCGCATCGAACGGCGCATCAATATGCAGCTATTCGGGCCGCGCGAGTCTGAGCGATTCTATGCCGAGTTCAATTTGGATGCACTCATGCGCGGGGATTCCGCGGGCCGCGCGGCTTACCTTTCCGCCATGCGGAACATCGGTGTCTTGAACGCCAATGAAATCCGCGCCATCGACAACCGCAACCCCTACGAAGGCGGCGAAGTGTACATGGTGCAAGGCGCGATGATCCCCGTGGCGATGGCCGGGCAGACACAACAGAAGGCGGTGGCGCAGTGAAAACGACATTCATCCTTGGCGGGCAAGTCCTCGCGGCCCAACCCGACGCGCCGGAAGTCCGAGAAATCCTGTTCTACGCGGGCACGCCAGTGTTGCGTACCGACGGCCGCAAGATGTTCCACCTCTCGTTTTCCATGGAACCGGAGGCGGTTGACCTTTCGCTCTTGAATAGCGGCCGGGCTCCGTTCGTTGTGGATCACGTCGAAGATATCGACCACACGCTTGGCGTGATCGAAGGAGCGAGGATTACAAACGGCCGCGGATTCGCTGGCGTTCGGTTTTCTGATCGCCAGGAATTTGCGGGCATCATTCAGGACATCGACAAGCGCAATCTGCCGAATGTTTCGATGGGCGCGCGGATCACCGGCGAGCTAGTAAAGGCCGAACCGGTCGAGAAGGGCGTTCCGCACCTTCGCGCGACTAAGTGGCAGCCGTTCCATGTCTCGCTCGTCTCGCGCGGCGCTGACCCATCCGCCCAATTTCTGAGTGACTGCCAAATGGAAGTACCGGCAGAACTTTTCACCGACCTTTCTGCACCCACTGGCGCGGCCAGCAACGCAGACGAGAGCGAACAGAAGGCACGCCTGGCGCTGGCAATCAAACAGCGCCGTTTCCGCGTCCTTGGCCGCTAACCAATAACCAACCCGCGCTACAAGCGCAAAGGGGCAACCATGAAGAAAAAGCTACTCATTGAGAAGCTGGCCGCAACCACGGCCGAATATGAAGCGCTGCTGAAGGCGTCCGACGCCGCCGCCGATGTCGTCGCCCATCTCGCCACGACCGACGCGAAAGAAGCGGAGCTAAACGGCATCAAGGCCGAACTCGCCGCCATTGAGGCGCTGGAAGCGAAGGCCAAAGCCAACGTGACGCGGCAGCCGGCTGTGGTCCTGAGCGATAACGAAGCTAAACGGCCGTTCTCCAATTTCGGCGAGCAGCTTGCGGCCATCGCCTACGCCCAGTCTCCCGCGCGCTCGTTTGGCGGGCTTGGTGGGCAGATCGACAAGCGCCTGTTTGAAACCAACCTTACTGCCTCTGGCGTCAATGCGACGGTACCGAGCGAAGGCGCCTACATGATCGGCACCGAGTTCTCGACCGCGCTTTTGGCGAAGGCTGCCGAAGTCGGTAAGATCGCGCCGATGTGCTTCGACGTCCCCATCGGCGAAGGCAGCGACGGCATCGAACTGCCTTACATCGATGAAACCTCCCGCGCCACCGGCTCCCGCTGGGGCGGCGTGCGTGTGTACCGCGCCGGTGAGGCCGAAGCGCCGACTTCGACGAAGCCCAAGTTTGCCCGCCATGACCTGCGCCTGGAAACCCTGAAGGGCCTGGCATACGTGACCGAGCGGCAGCTGCGGAATGCGCCGGCCACCAGCGTGATCCTCGAAAACGCCTTTGGCTCCGAAATGGCCTTCACGAAGGACGACGAAATCTGGCGCGGTACCGGCGTCGGCCAGTGCCTCGGCTTTGCTACGCAGAGCTATGAGGGTGCCTCGCTTTTGGTTTCCGTGACCAAGAAGGCAGCTCAGACCGCCGCCACCTTCGTGATCGAAAACGCGACGTCGATGATTTCCCGCCTGTATGCCCAGCCGGGTGACAAGGTGGGGTGGTTCATCAACCGCGATGTCGTCGGGCAATTGCCGCTGATGACCATTGGCCAGCAGCCGGTGTTCCTCCCGAACAACAACGCCGCCGGCTCCCCGTACTACGGAACGCTTTTTGGCTACCCCGTGGTCATTGTGGAGCAGGCCGAAACCCTCGGCACTGCTGGCGACGTGGTTTTGGCTAACTGTTCCAAGTACGTGACGATTTCGCAGGGTGCCTTGCGCTCGGCGCAGTCCATGCACGTCCGTTTCATCTACGACGAGATGACGTTCAAGTGGTCACTGGACTTCAACGGCCATTCCATGATGCGCAAGCCGATTACGCCCTATAAAGGCTCGGCCACGCAGTCGCCGTTCGTCACGGTCGAAACCCGCAGCTAACCAATTCCATCGGGCGGGCGGCACACAGTCGCCCGCGCATTAAACGAAAGGGAAACCAATGCGTTACGAAGAACTTCAGAATCAGCATTTCATTAAGGGCCTCGACCCGGTGGCCGATGCCTTCGCGGGCACTGTTTCATCCGATGTCGTCGATGTGTCCAACCATCAGGGCGTGCTTTTCCTCGTCTACAAGGGCGTCGGTACCACGGGCACCAGCACGATCACGGTCGAAGCCTGCGACAACGTGACCCCGAGCAACACCACGGCAGTCCCGTTCTACTACAAGGCCATCACCAGCACCGACGTTCAGGGCGCCGTCACGGCTGCCACGTCTTCCGGGTTTGCCACCACGGCCGGCTCCTCGCAGATCTACGCCGTTCAGGTGGATGCGCAGCAACTCGCCAGCGCGGGCTATAAGTACGCCCGCCTGAAGGCTGTCGAGGTGGTTGATTCGCCCGTTCTGGGCGGCATCGCCATCGCTCTCCTCGGTCCCAAGTTTGGCGGCTCCGCGACCAACACGGCCATCGACTAACCCTCTCTCTCCTGACCGGGGCGGCTCCTCCGCCCCGCCTTTTTTCGAGCCATTCGCAGCTACCTGGAAGGCGACAACCAGGGGCACCCCGTCAAGTGGCTGATCCCCTACCGCCGCTAGCTGCTTCTTTTTATGACCTCCCACGCCTACCAACTCGTCACCGCGCCAACCGAATTTGCCATCACCGATGCGCAGATGGAGGCGCACGCGCGCGCGGCCGGGCAACCAGCCGAGCAGTACCAACCCTACGTGCGGGCGGCGCAGGCGTACGTGGAAACGATCACCGGGCGCAAGCTAGTGACGCAGACATGGAAATGGTTCCTCGACTGCTTCCCCTACACTGACCGGCTTACCATGCCGTTCGGCCAACTCCAAAGCGTTACCCACGTCAAATACACCGACACGGCGGGCACGCAGACGACGTTTTCGGCGGACTACTGGGAAGCATCCACCGCCCGTGATCCGGGCGTTCTAGCCCTGTCCTACAGCCAATCCTGGCCATCTACAACACTGCGCGTCCTCGACCCGATAGAGATTCAGTTCGTTTGCGGGTGGACCACGGCAGCGAATGTGCCATACGAGATTCAGGCGGCGATTCTGTTGGTTGCCGGCCACCTTTACGAGCACCGCGAAGATGTCATCCTCGGCAACTCCGCCAGCGTCGAATCGAAGGCGCTCGAACTCGGCAGCCGGGCGCTACTGGTCAACTGGAGAATCTGGTAATGCGCGCCGGCACCCTCCGCCATTGGCTCCTAATCGAGCAGAAAAGCCTGGCCGTGGATGCCAACGGCGACCGCACGGAAACATGGTCCACGTTTGCCGAGTGCTGGGGCTCAATCGAAACCAGCGGCGGGCGCGAGTTCTTCCAGGCGAAGCAAACTATATCCGACCTGACACACTCCATCAACGTCCGCTTCAAAGCCGGGTACACGCCCGATATGCGGGTGAAATTCACCGACCCGAAGAACGCGGACACCGCCCGATACTTCAACATCCGCGCCATCGCCAACCCAGACGAACGAAACGAAATGCTATCCCTGCAATGCTCTGAGGTCACGATTTGAACATCAAAATCGAAGGGCTCACGGAACTCGCCGGGCAACTGGAAAAGCTCAAGAAGACCGCGCAAGGCGCCGAAGTGCGAGCGGCGTTGCTTGACGGGGCGAACCTCATCAGCGACGCGGCTAAAGCTCGCGCGCCAGTGGCACCCTACGCGACGAATTACCGCGGCCGCGCCATCGCACCGGGCGGGCTGAAAAGATCGCTTGCGGCGGCTGCTGGGCGGCAATTCAAGACGTTTCTGCAAGCCTACGCCTACACGCTGAAGCAGGCGGCACCGCACGCGCATCTGGTCGAGTTCGGCACGAAGGCGCACACGGTCACGCCGAAGGATAAGAAGTTCCTCATGTTCGGCAACCTGTTCAAACGCTTCGCCAAGAAAACGCAGCATCCCGGTAGCCGGCCGATTCCGTTCTTCCGTGACGCCATCCGTGCACAGCGAAATAACGTGAAGCGCTTGCTGGAATCGCGCGTGAAGGCCGCATTCGACGCACTCGGGCGGGCTGCATGAGGATCTATCAGGCGCTCTACAAGTACCTCCAGACCGTTTCCGCCATCACTGACTTGACTGGAACGCGGGTGTACGACATGCACGCCGATCAAGGGCGCGTGGTGGACTATCCGGCCATCGTCATCGAAGTGATCGACTCCGCGCCATTCCACTCCATTGGATCGGCCGCACCGACGGCCACGCGGCGCCCGGTGGCGCTGTACTGCATGGCGCAGGGCAACCCTAAGGCAGCCGAAGACCTGGCCGATCTGGTCTACACCAACGTCATCAACCACGCAACGGAAATCACCACGGCGGCCGGATCGCTGACGGTCTACAGCACGCACCTCAACGGGCGGCGCAACGAGTTTGAACACGACCTGGAGACGAGCGCAAAGCTCTACTCCGTGGTCCTTGAATTTGACATCATCCACGCCATTTAGGCGCGGGTGCCGGCGGCACGTCGTGAGATGTTCCGCCACCCACTTTTAGCTATCGCCGTGAGGCGAAAGGAGCCCCTATGGCTGTAATGGTAGGCAATGCTGCCGCGCTCAAGATCGCCGCCAACACAATTGGCGAGATGGACAATTGGTCCCTCGACGTTCAGACCGGACTCGAAGAGACGCAAGCCTTCGGCGACACCTGGAAAGAACGCACCTCGACCATCAAGGAATGGAGCGGCAGCGGTTCCGGCCGACTCGACACCGCCGATACCAACGGCCATGTTGCGTTGAAGACCGCCTTCCTAGCCGGTTCCACCGTGGCGATCCGCTTCTACGTGGACGGCACGAATTACTACAGCGGGAACGCCTTCGTTCAGGCGTCATTCTCCGCGCCGGAAAACGGCATCATCACCGTTTCCTACACCTTCACCGGAACCGGCGCGCTGTCCTACACCTAAGGAGCCATTATGGCCGTACTCGCAGGAAACGCAGCCGACATCTACATCGCTACCGGATCGGGCACCGCCATGACGGGGGAGGCAGTAACCTCCCTCGGTGGCGGCGTCTACCAGATCACGGACACGGCGAAACGGGCGATCAATCCCAACGCGGCCGTTACCGTGCTGGACGGCGTCTCGACCGTACCGAAAGCTAACTATCAGATCAGCTGGGCATCGGGGAAGATCACGCTCACGAACGGGTACACCGCCGGCGGAACCATCACGATCACCGCCGAATACCTAACGCTGGCGCAAGCGGCGCAGGCCTACGAATGGTCCTACGATTCCGAAGTCATCACCGAGGAATCGCAGACGTTCGGCGACACGTGGAAAGAGCGCACGTTGGTCATGAAATCCGGCACGATTTCATTCCAGCGCTTCTACAATAACGCCTACTTCGCCAACACGAACTTGGGCTCGTACTACGTGCTCTACCTGTACACGAACCTCGCCGGAAATGATCGCTTCATGGCGGCCGGGCATATGTCGAGCGCTGGAATCACGTCGGGCGAAAACGAACTCATTAAGGAAAACGTCTCTTTCGCGCTTCACGGCGAAGTGGACTTCTCAACCACGTAATGCACTACGACAAACAGGCGCGGGCGCTCGTCGTGCCCGCGTCTGAAATCAACCGCGTTGAGCGCGACGGCGCGGAAATCGACTTCAAGAACGGGTGGGTACTGAACCTCCCCGGAACCATCACGATCACGGCAAAGGAGCCCAATGAGCAAGATCCTGGACCGCGTACTAGCGGCCAAACTGAAGACTGAAGACCTGTTTGTACCCCAATGGGGGGAAACGGTTCGCGTGCGAGAGTTTAACGCTGGCGAACGTGTGGACTTCGTGAAAGATGCCCAAAACCAGACGCGCCTAGCGACCGTTCGCGCTGTGATCGCGTGTACGCTTGACCCCGAAAACGACAATCCAATCTTCGAGCGTGCCCACGTGGACATGCTCGTTACGAAATCAGCCGCGGCCGTCGAGCTGATCGGTGAGAAGATTCTCAAGCTGTCCGGCATCCTCAAAGACGCCGCCGAAGAGCTTGAAAAAAACTCACCGGCGAGCGCCTAAGCCTCTTCGCGCTCGCCGAACTCCTCCATATGCCCGTGTGCGAACTCAGCACGCGGATGTCCTCCTCTGAGATGACCGAATGGGCCGCCTACCTGCGCATCAAAAACGCGGAGATGGACAAGGCCGCGAAGTCCCAGCAAACCCCTTCTACTCCCACGCGACGCCGGTAAATCATGCCAATCCTCTCAAATCTCATCGTGCGCATTGGCGCGAGCACCGACGATTTTGACAAGCAGGTGGACCGCTCGCTGAACAAAGTGAAGCGGTTCGCGTCCGACGTCACGGCGGCGGGCACCGCGCTCTCCATTGGGTTCTCCGCGCCACTGATCGCCGCCGGCGCCGCCGCCATCAAGGCCGGTTCCGATATGGAATCGCTGACCATGGGCCTAAAAGCCGTCATGAAAACCAGCGAAGCCACGGCCGCCGAAATGGCGAAGCTCCGTGAAGTGGCGAAGTTGCCGGGCCTCGGGCTGGAGGAAGCTGTCAAGGGCACCGTTCGCCTTCAAATCCTCGGCAATTCCGCTAACGAATCGCGGCGCATCATGGCCGAACTCGGCAACGCGCTGGCCGTAGTCGGTGGCGGGCGCGAAGACTTCAACGAGGTGATCCGCCAGCTTTCCCAACTGGGCGCCGTCGGCAAGGTCACGAAAGAAAACCTCGACCCGATCATCGAGCGCATTCCCCAACTCGCCGCAATCATCAAGGAAAAGTTTGGCGCCGAAGCGCTGGGCGATCCCGCGAAGACGTTCGAGCGCATGGGGATTTCCTCACAGAAATTCATCCAGATCATCACGGACGAGCTGGCCAAGGGCGAGCGCGCGGGGAACACGTACAAGAACTCCTGGGAGAACATTCAGATGGCCGCGAAGGATGCGGCGGCTGAGTTCGGGAAGACGCTTCTGCCAATCGCGCAGCGTGTGCTCGATGACTTCCTGACGCCTGGCATTGAAAAGGCGAAGGCGCTGGCTACGGCGTTCCGGGATCTTCCGCAACCCACGCAGGACTGGGCTATCGGGCTCACTGCTGTGGCGACCGCGGCGCCACTTGCGCTGGTGGCGCTTGGCACGCTCATCGAAAAGGGAGCGCTAGTCGTCGGCGTAATGAACAAGGGCATCCCGATTATCAAGGCGTTTGCGGGTAGCCTGTCACTGGCGGGCGTTGCCGCTGGCGCTGCCGCCGCTGGCGTCGGCCTGTTCTTGAAGTGGCTGATCGACCACGGCGGGAAGCCGGTGGACACGACGGCGCAAGCCATCGACAACCTGAAAAAGAAGTACGACGGCCAAATCATCAGCACTGGTCAGGCGTCGGACATGCTCGTCGGCTACATGAAGACGATGGGGCAATCCGCTCCCGTCATCGAGCAGCACGCCGCCGCGCACACCGCAGCCTCCACCGCCGTCGAAAAGCACGCGAAGGCCATGGAGTCGGCGAAGCTGCCGACGATGGAACTACTGGCGCTATTTGAAATGTTCCGCGATGCGGACAAAAAGAAGAGCGAAGCGGTTAACCACATGGCAGAGATCATGAAGAAGTACGAGGTGGTCACCGTCTCGGCTGCGATTCGCGTGGCAAGCTCTTTGGATCTTCTGTTTCGGTCCTATCGTCAGTTATCCGACGCGCCGGATCTCGGCAACCCATTCAAGATCGACTTCGACAAGCTGCCGAAGGCGCAGATGCCGACTTTTGCGGGACCTGGGAACGTCGGCATGATGAGCGACTTTCCGGGCGCTGGCAAGGCCTTCCCCAACGTCGGGCCGCAGGGCATGATTACGCCTGAGCGGCTGGAACAGCTCAAGCAGCAACACAAGGAACTGGGTAAGGTCGGCAAAGCCGCCTATCAGCAAATTTCGACCGTTGCCACTGACCTCTCCCGCGGCATCACCGACATAATGTTCAAGGGCGGCAAGCTGGGCGAAATGCTGACCAACGTGGCCAAACAGGCCGCGCAGTCCATCACTCGCCTCCTCATCGAAGGCGCGTTGAAAAAGCTGACCGACAAGCTCTTCGACGTTGGCGGGCTAATGGGCAAGGTTTTCGGCGGGGGCGTTAAGTCTGCTGTACCGGGAGTAACGGCTATCGGGCTAGAAAATGGAGGACTGGGCGCGCTTGGCGGGGCAGGCGGCGGCATCGGTGGCGCGGCGTCTGCCGCCAGCGGTAGCTTGACCGCCGTCGTCGGGGCCGTCGGTTCCGTCATCTCGGCAGTTTCCGGTGTGATCGGAAATTTCCAAATGGCCGGGTTGAATAAAACGGCCGATATCATCGCGAAGCACACACTCCAGACCGCCAACGACCTAGCCAACCTCCGCGCCGATGAATGGCTCCGCGAAGGTCACCTGATGGCCAAATTGGACGACATGTGGAGGACCAACCTCGGCATCTACGACCTACTTGGCCGTGGTGCGGTGGCGGGCGGCGGCGCGTCGGTCGTCATCAACCTGAACGGCGGCGATCCGAAAGCCGCGCTCGAAGAAATCACTCGGACCCTGAAGCAGTACGGCGTCATCCCGCGCGGCTAAACCTTGCCAACCCCCATCGTAAAAATCGACGGAACCACCGTCTCCGCGAAACAAGGCACGCTCGAAATGTCCTACTCGCTCGGCTCCCGCGCCGGGTTAAGCGTGACGGTTATCAGCGAAGACGGCAGCTATCGCCCGGTCGTCGGCAAAGACCTCGAACTATTCGAGGGAGCGACGAAACTATGGGCTGGCTCAGTGGACGAAGTGGACGAATTTTCGATCACGGAAGCCAACCCGACCGGGCGCTATTATTCCATCCGCGCCGTTTCATGGGAACAGTACCTTGACCGCCGCTTCTGCTACAACACCAGCACCGGCCGCCCGCTGATTTATGAGCGCAACTTCGAGTACACCGCCAACGCGGGCACGGACACGCTGACCTGCACGGTGGCGCATAGCCTCAGCAACGGCGACAAAGTGCGCGTCAAGGCGCACGCCAACGGCACGGTTCCGGGCGGGCTCTCGGCCACCGTCGAATACTTCGTGATCTCCGCCAGCGGCGCGGCGCTGCAGCTCTCCCTCACCAGCGGTGGCGCCGCCGTCAACATCACCGACGCCGGCACGCTCGACCAAATTCTCATCACCAACCGGGCCGGGCTGATCGTATCCGCGTTGCTGACCGACGCGGCCACGTCCGAGCCAATTGGCACCGCCAACATCGACAGCGGCGCCGTGGTGGATACCGTCATTTTTGACGCCGGAACGTCCGTCTCGGAAGCCATTGCCGCCCTAGCCGACGCCTCAAACTATGTGTGGTGGATTGACGAAGAGCGCGATCTATTTTTCAAGCCGCGCACGTATGCAACGGCGCCGTTTTCGATCAACAACACCAGCGGCAACTATCGAAACATTCGCGTGCGCACCACGCGCGAAGATAAATGCAACTCCGCGCTCGTCAACGTGGATATCGAGCAAATCGGGTATGAGGACGAATCCTTCACCGGCAACGGCTCCACCGTCAAATGGTCACTCGCCAACCCTGTCGGGCAAATTGTGCGCATCCAGGTGAACGGCGAGGACAAAGAGTTCGCCCAGTGGTTGACCGACTCGGACCGCGCGTACTACTACGAAATCGGCAAGGTCTACATTCGGCAAGATGCCGACGAAACCGTGCTTACGGCGGCCGATACGTTGCGCGTGGTCTACCGCAAGTTCGGCGCCAACACAATCTCCGAAGAAGACTCCGGCGACATATCCAGCACCGCCACGCTAGAGGGCAACAGCGGCATCTATGCGCTGCCGTTTGACCGTCTCGGAATTGGACAGCAACAGGCCAGCGTTGAAGGCTTGGCGCTAGTGGCCGCGCGCAAGAACAACGCGGTGGAGATCACCTACGACACCGACCAGCAAGTAGAGGCGACGTGCCACACATTGAGGCCGGGGCAACTTCAGACCATCGCTAATAGCTACTTCAACGTCTCCAGCGGCACGTACCTCATCCGCGAAGTTTCCCTACGCGATGTCTATGGGCAGTGGTTGCAGTTCACCGTCAAAGCCATCAGCACAAACCGACTAGGCGGCGCGGTCGAGTTCTGGAAGGCCATCGCGGGCGGCTCGTCTGGCGGCGGTGCCACGGGCTCGTTTGTGGCCGGCGGCTCGACCGGCACTGGCGGCAGTTCAACGCCCATCGAAATCACGCTGACGGCCAATACCACCATCGCTAGCCCGTACACGCCCACGGCGGCCGACCTGCTGACCGTCTACGTGACGCAGGGAGCTGGGCCATACACGATCAGCTTCGATTCCGACTTCAATACGAATTTCGGCTCTACGCTCCCTGGAAAAAATGGCGCGGTGACGTGCTTCCAGTTCCGCGGGCGTGCCGACGGCAAGTGGTGGGCGGTATGCGCGCCCTATTCGGTTCTCTATGAATAAACTCCCCATCCTTTGCGCCCTGGCAGCCCTGGCGGCGTTTGGGCAATCACAGACGCCTCTTACCATCACCCAAAGCGCCGGAAGCGCTACGGGCGAACTGCGCATGCAGGAACGGCGCACGAACGGCCAGAACTACGTCGGCATTGCTGCGCCGGATTCAGTGGCCGCAAACATCACATGGCGACTGCCCGGAGCGGATGGAGGTTCCGGACAGTGCCTGCAAACCGATGGCGCTGGCATTATGTCCTGGGGCGCGTGCGGCGGCGCATTGTCGGTCACTAGTTACGACTGGAGCCAAGCGCCTGGAGGCTCAATTAGCGTAGGCGCAAACACGATCACGTTGACGCCCTGTCCTGCTTCCGTCGACGGCACCCTCTCTAACTTCCCTGTCCACCTATCCGGCGGTACAGGGACGGCGGAAACCGTGCTGCTTACCGGCGGCACTGGCACCGGCGGCGACGCGAGCTGTACTGTCGACTTTACGGCGGCCAACACTCACACTGGGTCATGGACCGCTTCCAGCGCATCCGGCGGGTTACATGAGGCGCTTATCGCGGCGGGGACCGGCGGCGCCGTGCATATCCCAGCGGGCACGGTCACCATTGACGACCCGGCACCGGGGCAACTGTCGAACGTTTACATTGACGGCCCGCGCACGATCACGGGCGAGGGATATGCATCGTCCATCCTGAGCATGTCGGGCGATCAGTTCGCGATTTACGTCAACACCACGAGCGCCGTGATTGTGCGCGATGCGGCGATTGAAGGTAGCGGCGCGCAGACCAGCGGTGGCGGCATTCGGGTTGGCTCGACCGGGCTTAATCATAATTGCGCATCCATCATCGATAACGTCTCATTTTCGCTGCTATACGACGGCGTGAGATTTGAAAAGCAATGCACGCCAAAGCTGGAGAACAACCGATTCTACGCGATTCTTCACGAGGCCATCCACCTAGAAAACACTTGGTGCGCCGATTGCGGCGATGCCTACATTATCGGAAACTTTATCCAGGACCCGAGCGCCGTTACGACTGGCATTTACTGGGTGAATGGCGGCGGGGCAAGGATCATTGGAAACAAGTTTCTCGGCGTTGCGGTTGGCATTGACGCGCAATTTGGCCCGGACACTACCGCCGGCACGGATGGCACGAGCATCGCTGTGATTCAGGGAAACAGCTTCGATCAGAACACCGTGGCCGGCGTGCGCATGAACGGGACTATAGGGTTTGTTGGTGCCAAGATTAACGGCAATGTGTTCACGCAAAACGCTTCACCGTCTGGTTTCATCGCAGTCGATTACGGCAACACTGGCGCCGTGACGTATCTGAATGGTGCAATCGAAAACAACCAATTCCATTGCGGTTCATCAAGCGGCTACACGGCGATACGAGTTCGCGGCTCGACCGAAACAACCATCGACGGGAACATTGTTTCCTACTGCGAGTTTGGTGTGCAGGTGGACGCAGCAGCGACCGCTGTATCGATTGGCAAAAACACCTTCTACGGAACTGCTACGCCGTACGTACTCAACGGTGAAATCAGCCCCACTTCGCCCATCATGGCCACCGGGTACCTGCGTGATGCGTCGTCAGGGTCAAACATCAAGACGATAGCCGAGTTTCTGGCGCCCGCAAGCGGCGAGGTTAATAACGCGATCCTTTTCGGCACTAACACGACCGGCACAAACAGCCAGCGCGGTATGTGGTGGGATACCGCGGCCAACTTCTATCTGTCTCGCTTTTCGAGCAATCGATCAACCGGACAGGCAGATGACCTCAAGCTAGAGGCTGACGGTGACGCGCATTTTTCGTACAACGTCGGCATCGGGCGCTCCCCTACATCCGGTGTGGCGCTGGATGCGCAAGGCGTCGTGCGGGCCACGGATGGGACCACCATCACGCAGATGTACTCGAACGCCGGGGCGGCCTATATCGGCACCCAATCGAACCACCCAGTTCGACTCATGCAGGACAATACCGAACGCCTGCGGGTGACCAATACGCAACTCCTGCCGGGGCTGGTGGACGGCTATCTGTACCTGGGCGACCGAACGCTGCAATTTAATACCATTTTCGCGACTGGATTCGAGTCCATTCAGAGTTCGGCGGGGTTTATGTCCACGCGGAAACTTCAGATCCACGGGGACGCAACGGGTTCGCTATTCGATTACTTCCAAAAGCCAACATCGACCTCGATAGACCTTCGGAATACGGCCGGGAACCTTGTCATGCGCTGGGACTCGACCGGGATCACCTACAACGGCGTTTCCACCATGTACCAGTTGTGGCCAGGCGGGACGACGGAAACGCTTGACCTTGGTGTAGATTTGGCGCGGTGGAAAAAACTGTGGGTAAAGGATATCGACGGCACGGGCACATGGCAGACGACCGGAACGTTTACGGCAACCGGCCTTACCATCAACACCGGCGCGGCAACCACCGGCTACGTCTGGACTGCCACTTCGTCCGGCGGCGCTGGCTCATGGCAAGCCATTCCAACCTCGTTGCCTGTCGTCGATACCACCGGCATCGCAAAGGGCTCCAGTGACGCCAGCAAGATCGTGCGGTTTGAGGTGGACGGCTTCACGACGGGCACTACGCGCGTTCTCACGCCGCCAAACGCCGACGCTACGCTCGCCGGGCTCAACATCAATCAAACCTTCGTCAATCCGCAAACCATCGCCATCGCTAGCGTCCAGAACCAGCTCACCTTATCGCAGACCAACAGCACCGCCGCCTACGACCCGGCGTGTCTGGTTTTGGCTTCAACCGATACCGTCACCAGCACTATCTATGGAGCCGCGCGGGTGTGCTCTGGGTACGAGTCGGCAGCATTCACAGATGAAAAATTTGCCATCCAGACAGCAACCGGCTCGGGAACGTATCAGGACGCTATCACGATCAAGAATCAAGCGGTGACGATCCTCGGAAGCATCGCCGCCACTGGCTCGGCTACGTTCTCATTCGTCAACGGAACGATGGACGGAACAATGAAGCCACTTTTCAGCGGAAACGGTTCCATTGGCGCGGCGTCCTACCGCTACGGAAACGGCTACTTCTCAGCCGCAAATATCACCGCCTCCGGGTTCACCCTGGCCGACACGACGACGGTAGGGTACTGCTGGATTGCCACGAGCACGGGCGGGGCGGGCGCCTGGACCGCGTGTCCAGGTGGACAGTGGACCACCAGCGGCTCCAACATCTACCGTTCGACCGGCGTGGTATCCATTGGCACCACGACGGCGGGGGCTCGGCTCCTGGTTGCCGATCAATCGACCATCCAGACGGCAACGAGTGGAACCGCCCTGCATCTGGCTGGGGCGGACAGCGTGCTGACAAGATTCCTGGTCGATACGTTCGGCGCCATTCCGTCGATGAATTTTCGGCGGGCCAACGGCACGGCCGCGACTCCCTCGGCTCTTGCGGCGAATGATATCTTTCTCAACCTCACAGCACTTGGGTACGGCACGTCTGCTTATTCGAGCGGTGGGCGAGTGGGCATTCTCGGCTACGCTGCGCAGGCCTGGACCAATTCGTCGCAGGGCTCTTACCTTGCCTTTGGCACTACATCGAACGGCTCTACCTCATACGCCGACAGATGGCGCGTTGCTCACGACGGGCACATTCTAAGCGAATCGGATGGCTCCTATGACATCGGCGCGACCGGGGCCAACCGCGTGCGCAACATGTTCATGACGGGCGGCATCACAGCGGCCGGAAACTTCAGTTTTCAGACTTTGACGTTGTCCGGTTCCATGGTGATGGGCGCCACGACGGTCATCAATGCCAGCCGCAATATGGTGGGCCTCAATACTTTTGCGCAGGACATTCTATTTGCCGGGGGCTCGGCCTACAACGTCGGGTCCACCGGGGCGCCCCCGCTCAACGTATACGGAAACTACATCGAGCCTCTCACGGAGCTTGTCATGGGCTCTGGGGTTAGCTTTCGAGGCTCTCTGATTCCGGCCACCAACAACACCGACGCCATCGGGAACACCTCGTTCCGCGTCTCGAATGTGGCCACGGTGAACGTCAACATCTCCGGGACCATCACCACCCCGTCCGGTTCCGCGGGCATCACGTCGACAAAGACAGTGCGTGACTCTGCCGGTACCGGCACCTGCACGCTGATCTTCAGCGGCGGGATTCTGACCGGCGGCACATGCTAATCTGATCCGCCACGCGCGGAAACAGTAACGGCGGCGTTATGCGCCGCCAGACTCCTTGGTATTCTCAATTTATGCGTACCCTACTCGCACTCCTGGCAATGGGCATTGCCGGGGCGGCCGAAGCGCCGAACCCCCCCGCCCCCCTGAAGACTGCAGAACGTATGGCGCTGACGGAGCTTTCCGCCAAAGTCGCCGAATTGAACAAGCAGATCGACGTGATCCTCACCGAGGCTTGCGCCGACCGCAGCATCCCCAAGGACCGCTGCCGCTTGCAACAGGACGGCACATTTCTGACGTTGCCGGAACCTAAAGCCGAGGTGAAAAAGTGACACCCCTCCACCGCACGAAACTTGGCATCCAGATCGACTGGGGGCTAGTCGTGTTTTTCCTCCTCCTCGCTGGCGCTTGCGTGGCGCGGGGGCAGGATGCGCCGAAGTCCATCTGCGGCACCGACGACCGCAACACTACCGCCAATATCGACCTGATCCAAGTATCCTGCATCGACTTCGACCGGCTCCGCGCGCAGGCGCCGGACTTCCCGTGGCCGGTGGGCAAGGTGACGCAGGTACTCGTCCATATCCGCGAAGGCGACGCCGTGCGCGTGACGGTCGATGGCGTGCAGAAATTCGCCGATCTCATCCGCGATGCCTGGGGCCGGCTGATTGCGCTCGTCCAGTTCGACGGCGTGGGGTACAAGGCGGTGGCCGTCAAGGTGTACCGGGCGGTGGAGGAGTGAAACTCCGCACCGCTGCCGTAGTGGCAACGACCGACGACGGCGACAAGATCGGCGGGCCGTATTTCCTACCATTGGATGCGCCCGCTAAAACGGAAATCAAGGAACTTGCCCGCG